GCTCCAATGATATGCGGTCACTAGCATCCTTCAAGTCAATCGTCGCAAAGCGACGATTAACGGAAGACTGCAATGCCATACGTTGATTAACTTTCTGATCCGCGAACCGAATTGATTCGCGAGTCAGAGGGTGTCGACATATAGCATCCTCTAAGACTGTTCGCAGACCCTGTTGAATCCAGATCGCCTCACGGGGGTGCACGCTGATTAGGCGTGGGCCACGTGAATCTTTCGGGACGCAGGTTAACTTCGCAACGATATTTTGTTGCGATTTCAACCTAGCTGACCTAGCCGCGCCTTCCATGATTTGACTTGTAGTCATTTCAAAGAAGTCGAAGTAGGGATACAGCTCGTCGATGGGGTCATAGATAGTATCGAAAGAACTCTTCTCAGAGGGGGCAAAACTCGGGTAAACCGAGCCTGGCCCATGAAAAGGTCCTATCGATCTGAAGTCACACTTCGCAATAACTCGCGAAATAAACTTCTTAGCTCCGGAGAAGAAAGGACTTCCTCGATGACTACTAAAGTAATCATTAAAGGTGTCCAAACTCGTATCCGTTTCAACGAACGAAGCCTGCGCTTCGCTTTGTTGTGATTTGGTTGGTTCATATTCGGCTTTGTAACCGAAAACAAGGATCTGCCTGATAGCTCTAAGCACCGAACATTGATACGGCGTTGGGCCGACTAGGCCAAACGTAGTAGCATTGTAGAATTCACGCCACAGTGGAAACATCCACGAGGGGAATTCTGGGCACTTGCCCTGGTGTTCGAGGAAACCAAGCAACTCTTTGTCTAAGCGTGGACCGTCATTGACGATCCAAGCCATATCGATGTCATGAGGGGCGCTTATGCGCACACCAAGATTATGCGATATGTCGATTAGCAGACGATTGAATAAACGTATTACGTTGTTCATGATGCTGATGTACAGACTGTCTGGTTCGGTTTAGAGGTCATCTGGCAGATTGCCAGAGCGTACCTTCCTGACAAAGGGAGCAATTACTGCTCCCGATTCACGAAGATTTCATCGGCCAAATCAAGGCCGCTGTCATCTTCTTGAACGGTGGAAACAACTCGTTGAACGACCGCTAGGACGTCCGACGAGGTGACCCCCGTGTCCTGAGGTACATAGACCGTCAAGACCGCACGGACCGGGATAATAGTTACCCCGTCCGCCGACAGTAGATACCGGTCGAAACGCAACTGAGACTGAACAGTGACCTTACCGGTCTTCTTTTCAGTCGTAGTGTTGTGCCGAATCGACATGACTTCCGGGAGGTTGACACCTCGCGAAACTTCACGCCGCTCAGATCCATCCTTGCCTGTGTAGGCTTGGTTGAAGCTGAGGGTATCGATGGTTAGGTTAGCGTTCATGTATG